AGCACGTTTAGTTTTTGGTGCTTCTACCTCTTCAAACTCATCTGTACATAAAAGACGGACACCATGTTCCTCAGTGACCGCCCAAGTAATATCTGTTTTTAAGTTTTTAACTAACACGAATTGCCCCTCCTTATTCTGGACGTTTAGCTGATAACACTGCTAGCGCTTCTGGACGTGTCACTTTGGCACCGTATAGGTGAAGTCCTTTTACTGCATCTGCAAAACGTTTCTCTGGGCGGTATCCCTCAACCTGTGCTGCTTGCTCAGCATACGTCCAAGCCATATTATGACCAGCAATGATTTTTGAGTTTGCTACTACTCCAGTGTCTGCAGCAACAGAAGGTGCATTATTGGATTTCATTAACAGGAAGCCTGCTGCTCGCCCCACTACACCATTTAATAATCTTTCGTCAGCCGGTAAAGCACCTGAGCCAACGAAACGATCATCTTTTAACAGTAATCCTTCAAACCAAGGTGGCAGAACAGCAAAGCGACCTTGTGTTGGTACGTTTGATTCATCAAGCTTAGTTGAAAGGTCTACTAGGTATTCATAAGCATTATCTTTCGTCACTTCAATCGGTGCTGCATCTGTGCCAATGGTATTTGTGGCATGTACATAATGAGAGGCAATAAGTTGATCAGCAACATTTGATAAAGCATAGGCTGCCTCTGCCATAGCAGCATCCATCAACTTTGGATTTTGTTGAATTTTATCAAGATCATCAATCTGAAAATTGAAGAATTTTGATTCTGTTATTTGTAGTGAACGTGTGTGATCTGTTAACTCTTCTGGATCGCCCATATTGGAATTTTTCGTATAGTCACCAATTGTTACCATTGATTTTTACAGTATCCCCATATGCCTTGATTTCACCTTCGTAATCACGATTGATTACACCTGTTTGACCAAACACTAGAGATTTTTGTAAGTTGTGTAGTAGTCTAGCTGACCAGATTGTTGGAATAAAGTTTGTAATTGCCATATTGTAATTTCCTCCTTACCGATAATCGGTTATAGTAATTTGTTTTTCACGATTTCATCCCAGTTAGCATTGATTTCATCAGGAGTCATTTTAAGCACTGCCTCTTTCGTCAATGTAGTTGGGTTGCCGTTTTTCTGTGGTGGTGGTGTCCCACCATCTTTGAATCGTTTGTCTACTTCTGCTTGTACAGCAGCATTAAACTCTGCTTCAAGGATTCCTAGATTAGCTGTTGTTTTTTCTGCATCATCACCTACAAAGAACTCTACTAATTTTGCTGGTAGGCTCTTTTCTGTTGCAGTAGACAACGCTTTATTAAAAAGTTTTTCTCGTGCTGCTTCTTTTTGAGACTGCTCAAATTGTGCTTTTAAATCGCGTAACTGTTTTGCTTCCTCAGATTCAGGTGGATAACGCTTGGAAATCTCATCTTCTAATTTCTTTGGAAGAGTTTTAGTTTCATACGTTTTAATAGCATCGGTTACTCGAGTATCAGTAAAAGATTGAAGCCACTTTTTCCCCTCATCATTGTCGTTTAAAAATGATTGAACCGATTCAAGTGTCAACGTAGCCCCTTGACCGTTTCCTCCTTGTGTTGGCTCTGGGTTAGGATCTCCTTCTCCTGCAAGCATTTGAATATCTAAAGGTATTAAAGTTCTAAGACTGAATGGATGGTATTTCATGTTTTCCTCCTTGCCCAATTTAGTTATCCATAAGAATCCCTAAACTGTTCGAAAGTGTATTTTTTCTCGTTCTTTATAACGTCTGCGAGAATAAAGACAAAAATAAAAAGCCACTCAAAACGAATGACTTGTGTTGATTTATTATAAAGTTGGATTTTAATTATCTTTTAGATTTTATTAACTGTATCTGAACTTCCTTTTGCTCAATAAATTTTTGTTTTTGCTCATCAGACATGTATTTTTTATTCTGTTGAAGAAATGCAAATTCTATTATAGTCATATCAGTATAGTGTATAGATTCCATTGCATTTTTAAGATAAATTTTCCACCTTAAGTTAAAGTCAATATTTTTCTCATACTCAGCATAAAAAGTATTATTAACATAAAGTTCTTCATCTAGGCTTAAATATAGTTCAGCAATAATATCTAATAATAAGAAGATTCTTGTATTATTATCTCTTAAAGCTACTGTATCCTCAATATTATCTAAGAGATGTAAAGTTCTATTTCTATTAAATTCCTTTTTCACTCCATCTTCTGAAGCATTAAATCTAAGATAAAATACTTCTCTAATCATAAAATCAAAATATTTAATTTGATTACTAATCCATTTTTGGAACTTAATATTAGAATGTCGTTCATTATTTTTTTCATTTAAATAATTGACTAGGTTTTTTTCAAAAACATATATGCTAAAATCACCTTTTTTATTTACTGATTCAATCTCATTTGACTTATCAATAGACCATTTTCTTAGAATCGCTTCTACAACCGGCACCAAGCTTAAATAGGAACAAATATAATTTCCTATCATCAAATCATAGGTTGCACTTTCAATTATTTTCATGAAATCATTAAATATTTTTGTTGGCTTAAATCTATATTCAACCTGGTATGCCCTTTGCCATGGATTTTTTACCATCCTTAATATTTCCCCATCTAACCCTCCCCAAGCTGGATCTGGATTTTCTAAGGAAGCTAACAGTTCTTGTACCTTCTTGCCTGAAACACAAGGATAAGGAGGAATAGTAAGTAATTTTTCATTTAGATGTTTATCTACTTTTTCATAAGCTTCCCATAAGTTCATGTAATCACCTCAAAAATATAATAATCCATAAAAATGTCCTGTTAGCACAATTTTACCATACATATCAAACTCTGTTCCCGAAAAAACTACATTTGCTCTTCACCGCTAAATTGTTGTCTCCAATCCTCATAGCTCACGTATGGTATGACAAAGCTTGGAGGCTTAACCTCTTTGTACGCCTTATTAAAAGCTTGTTTGTAAGTTAACCCTAAATCAGACATGTAAGCATCAATACGAGCAGCCATTTGCTTTTGGTACGTATCGTCCATGTAGTTTCTACCTCGTCGATACTCTGGTAACTTACCATTCACCATAAAAATCGTATTGCAGCGACATTGAATATCCATTGATGCAATGCCCCAAAGCCGTGGCGCTTTTGATTTCCACTTGCCGTAATGGTAGTAGCCCTCTTTATCAGCTTTCTGCCCATCTAGTTTTCTATGAGACTTGCGAACTCTCGTGTCTAGCGAGGCCATCCAGACTTTTGTTAACCTTGCTGTTTTACTTGCTTGTTCCTCAATGGCTAAATCCACTTGGGACCTCACTCTACCACCTTCTGTACG